GTTATTATAGAGTATGGATTGGTTTAAGATTACCAATGGGTGAATATAACAAAATGTACAACTTCACAATCGCAGAAGCTGTTGATGCTTATAATGTGAAATCAAAAGCTCAAATTGCGTTTGAAAAGTTAGAGGAACAAAAAGATGGAAATAGTAATATACAGTAAAAACAATTGTGTGTTTTGTAATAAGGCGAAGCACTTGGTAAAATCGCTTGGCCTTACTTACACCGAAAAGAAAATGGAAGAGTTTGATAGTCCACAAGCGATGTTAGAAGACATTGGTAAACAAGTGAGAACTATGCCACAAATTAAGATAGAGGGTAAGTTAGTTGGTGGTTATAATCAACTTGTAGAATACTTTGCTGATAAAGGATTAGTAAACTTCAAAGGTGAGATCATTGACAAAGGATAAAGATTTATCTAACGTAATTCCTTTTCCAAAAAATAGAATAGTGGAAAAGTCAACGACTGGTCCTAAAAAAGATCAGAAGTTTTTAGATGAATTACATAGGCAACAAACTAAAGAATTTGTTGAGACTAGTGTTGATGATATTAGTTTAAATTTATTAAAACGTTTGTATGATCTCGCTATCAAAACAGAAAAACCATCATTTACAAAAGACTTGGCAATGTTGGTAGATACATTAAGAGGTTTAATTTATAGAGACTTTAACATGAAACACCCATCGCAAGTGTTATCAGAAAAAATGGTAGAGTTAAAAACGTTAAAAGATGGAACACAAAGTGCTAGAATTAATTATGACATATTTAAAAGAGGTAAAACAGTGCCTTTAAATCCAGAAGTTAAACAAGAATTAAAAGATGGTCCAGGAATATTTGAACCAGATGAGGACCTTGACAAATGAATTCGCTAAGAATCGCCTTCGCAGGTTGTAAAATAGTAATATTAAACTCAAATATAAAAAGGAGAATATATTATGTTTAAAACAATAACTAATCTTTTTGCTAAAGATGAACTAGTGAAAGTTAAAACAGTTAAAAGAACTGCTGAGACTAGAGGTAGAAAAGCTTTATCAAAAAAACAAAAAGTGTTAAACCTTTTATCTAAAGGTGATAACGTTGCTTGGTCTACAATTCAAAGTAAATTTGAATTAGAGTCACCAAGATCAATGATTGACACTTTAAGAGCCGAAGGTTACATGATCTACGGTAACAGAGTAAGTGGTAAGAAATACTACAGAATGGGTACGCCAACAAGAGCTATCGTTGCTGCTGGTATTAAAGCGTTATACGGAACTCCGTTCAGATATAACAACCACAAAGTATCTGTTAAGAAATCAGACCTAATCGCACTTGATGCGTAATTAATATTGGGGCGCTTCGGCGCCCCTTTATCTAACCATATATATTATTATGACAAAGAAACAAATAGAAAATCAAATTAAAGTATTAAAAGATACCATACAATGGTTTAAAAAACAAATTGAACCAGAAGACTGTGGTTGGATGCATACTACCATTGATGGTTTAAAACATAGAATTAAAGTATTAAAAGATAAATTAAAAAACAAAATAGAAAAACATTGGTCAGATTATTAATATGGATTTACAACACGGATTGTTAATGGGTTTTATGGGTTGTGTAATTACTGTAATTGGTTTCTTTACAGCTTTTCTAATTATAAATTATAATAAGAAAAAAGAAGATGAAATAATTAAAAGACAAAACGAACCTAAAGTGCATCCATATGGTGATGATACGGTATGACAAAAGATTATTCAAAGACAGATAATTGGAATAGAAACGTTAGAACAATAGCAGAACACTCTAAAAAGTTTCCTATGACACGTAAAGTGGATACATATGAATATGAGTCATTAGGTGAATGTATTAGATCAGATCAAGTACCAGCAGAAGAAATTGCTGAAATATTTACTGATAAAGCATTTTATAAATGGTATAAGAAAAAGTATTGGAATGATAGATAAACTAATCATAGACCAAATAGAACAACAAACTTTAGATAATAATGTTGCTGTTTTATTATCTGGTGGTGTTGATAGTTTATCAGTTGCCTTTGCTGCTCATAGAATGGGTAAAAAGGTTACAGCATATACATTTCATTTAGAAGATAATCCCACATATGATGCACAGAAAGCAGCAGAAGTGTCTAAACTTATGGGTTGGGATTGTAATATCATAGTCGTACCTACAAATAATTTACAAAACGATTTTCAAAGATTGGTAAAAGAAGTAAGATGTAAGAAGAAAACACATTTTGAGTGTTGCTTTCCTTTTTTATATGTGTATCCAGAGATAAAAGAACAAGTCGTATTGAGTGGTTGGGCAGCAGATGGTTATTATGGCATATCTAAAAAAGCTATGATGCATTATGGCCCAGGTAAATCAAAAGAAAAGTTTGATGAATTTAGAGACAACTATTTTGACATAAACAATCAAGCTGGTTATCTATGGCATGAATTAATTGCTAGAAACAATAAGAAACAATTAATTACACCATATCTATCTTTACCTGTCAAGGATTTCTTTTATAGTAAAACATGGGAAGAAGTAAACAAACCATTTCAAAAACATCATGTGGTATCTGCGTTTGAAGAATTTAAGAAGTTTAAATTTAAGAAACATATAAATCTACAACTAGGTGCTGGTGTTGATAAATTATTTGAAACACTAATAGATGATAAGTTTATTAATTTTAAATTTAGAAAACGTGTAATGGATATATGTAGAGATTGGTCTACAATGTCAGATGATATAGGAGTGCTACAATGATACTAATAGATTTAAACCAAGTGATGATTTCAAACTTGATGGCGCAAAGTAGAGGTGATCTATCTGAACTACCAAGTAAAGATGCTGTTAGACATAGTATCTTAAATACAATACGAGCTTTTAATATAAAGTTTAGAGAAGAATATGGTGAAATGATATTATGTGCTGATGCTGCTGATCCATGGCGTAGAGATATATTTCCAAACTACAAACACCAAAGACGTAAAGGTAGAGTAGAGAGTAAGATAGATTGGGATGGCTTGTTTAAAATTATGAGTGAGATAAGAAAAGAATTTACAACTAATCTACCATACAAAGTGTTACACGTAGAGAAGTGTGAGGCAGATGATATAATTGCTACACTTGTTGCTCAACAAACAGAAGATTTATATTTAATTATATCTGGTGACAAAGATTTTATACAACTACAACACTATGGTAATGTATATCAATTTAGTCCACTACTAAAAAGTTTTATAGGTGAGAACCAAGATGCTACTACATTTTTGAGAGAACAAATTATAAAAGGCGATAGATCAGATGGTGTACCTAATATATTAAGTGATGACGCTATATTTTTAAGAGACGAAAGACAGAAACCAATAAACAAAAAGAGATTGGCAGAGTGGTCAGATACAGATAACATACCTCTTGGTAGTGAAACAAGAAAATATTTTGAAAGAAATAAGAGATTAATAGATTTATCTATGATACCAGACAACATATCTGAAGGTATTATAAATAGATATAAGAACTATAAAAATAATGATAGGTCGCTCCTATTACAATATTTTATAGATAATAAACTAAAAGCATTGATTGAAAATATAAATGACTTTTGAAAACATATATATGGAGAAATAAAAAATGGCTGAAAGAAATCCTAACCTCATATCACCGAAAGCTATGGAAGCAATTGCTAGTACAGCTGGAGCTGGTAAAGAGTTGTTTAGTGAAATCTTTACCAAAATCAATAACGCAAAAGATAAACCAAAGAAGATTGAGGTGTTAAGACAACACGATACACCTGGAATGAGAATGGTTTTAAAAGGTGCGTTTGATCCAAAGATAGAATGGGACTTACCTCCTGGAACACCTCCTTACATCGCTAACGAGGCACCAGCTGGTACGCAACATACTTATTTGGATATTGAGGCAAAGAGACTATATAACTTTGCTAAAGGTGGTAATGACAAACTAAACAAAATAAGAAAAGAAACTTTGTTTATACAAATGCTAGAAGGATTACATGCTGATGAAGCTAAAGTCTTAATAGACATGAGAAACAAAACACTTAATAAGACATATAAAGGTCTAACAAGTGAAATGGTAAAAGAAGCATTTGGCTGGAACGCCGACTTTGTAAAACCATAAAAACATACGAATCAAAGGGTGCGACATTTGATGTTCACCCTTTGTTCCCCTCAAAAAACAACGATTTTATTACCAAATTACCTATTGACAAACACCTGATTTTGGTGTATTATATAAATATGAAAGAGAGGATTATATAATGAAAAAATTGATTATATTATTAGCGATAATG